CAAGAAGACCAAGAAGACCGTTGCTGCCCCGGTGGCGGTCGAGGTCGAGCAGGATGTGATCGTGACCCCCGGCGTCAAGGTCAAGGAATCGGTCGAGGTCGATGGTGCCGGTGATGTGACCGTGACCGAGGAAGTTTCGGTCGGTGAAGGCTCCCCGGCGGGCAAGGCTCCGATGAGCCGTCGTGGTGCCCACAAGGCGTCGAAGAAGGTTGCCAAGGCCATGCGAGAGGAAGCCTCGGCTGGTCGCAAGGCTGCCAAGGCTGCGGCCAAGGCACAGGAAGCTGCCGGTGCTGCTGCTGCTGAAGGTGTCACGGCCAAGGCGTTCTTCGGTAACTGAGTCATTCATACCCTCCGGGGTGCCTCGCCATTGGGGCCCCCGGGGGGATTTCTATCCGAACAAGAGGCTAGACAATGCCAATGAACAGCTTCCCGCCTGTGAGTTCAACGGACAGGATCCGCTCGCTCAAAGGCGTCGGTGACATCGGCTGGTCTCGACCGCAACCGGCACCGGCACCTAGCCCCTATGGCCAGCCCTCTGGCCCCCTGCACGACAACATCCAGCAGGATTTCAATGACTCGATGACCCCTCGCCCCGCCCCGATGCTGCCCCCTGACAGAGACCTTAACGCCCCAGTGCAGTGGGAGCAGAACCCCATTACGGGGAAGCAGTACATGCCCAGGCAGAATATCCGAGGCTAGTCAAGTGAGCGACACCATTCGCCAACTCATGCTGGAGCGGCAGTCACGGCAGCCCATTGACTTGGAGCTAGCTGTCAAGATTGGCCTTATCACCCCCGACCAAGCAGCGAGCTTCTCCGAAGACCCCGATGGCTCGGTAGCCAGCCTGTACCAGCCGCTCCTTGACGACTCGATGGCTGGCGGAATCACGGGCCAGTACCAAGACGGGTCTGGGCAGACCATCCAGAACGCCATGAACACGGGCGACCCAAACCAACTCATGCGGCCCATGATCTCCTCGGTCGTGCAGCTGGATAGGTGAACCATGCTAGTTCCCCCAGAACACTCATCTAGGCAGTGCGACACCTGCGGCAAGGTGAAATCGCTCAACCCCAAGAACTACGCCCGAATCCCTGGAACTCAAGACGCCTACCGCCTGTGTTGCAGGAAATGCCAGAAAGTCAAAGCCCGTAAGGCCAGTCTGGACAAGGTCGAAAGTTCGGCTGTTGACGCCTACATCAAGAAGATCATCAAGGGCGGGGCCAACGTCCCCCACACGGCAGAGCTTCTTGAAAGCCTGATGCACTACTTCGGTGGCACCAACGGCTTTGCCAGTTTGGCCATGAAGCAGTATTGGGATTCCCCTCCCGGCAGCCGGATGCGGAACTCGGTCCTAGAGATGATTGTCAGGCTTGCCACCAAGAATACCGAGCAAGGCGGGGCCAAGAAGCCCATTCAGCTGTACTCGGAGGAGGAGCTTGAGCAGGAGATCGACGCCCGCCTCAAGCAGGCTGTCATCACTTATTCAGGGAAGTACATAGATGCCAAAGAAGAGCAAGCCGAAGATCCCGCCGGTCTCCCCAATCCCAACGGTCCAGAACATTTCGAGCTTCCAGCGGGAGGAATTGCGGAGCTTGCAGGGAGAGCTTACCGAGCGACGGATGGAGTCCTTGAGGCTCTACAGGCCGACGCCGAAGCAATGGGATTTCCACCAGTGCCCGTCCAGTGAAACCCTAGTCATCGGTGGCAATAGATCCGGCAAGTCCCTCTGCACTTTCATAGAGGACGCATGGGCCGCCACTGGCACCCATCCCGTAGAAGGAAAGTATCCAAAAGAGGGCGGGAACCTCGTCATAGTCGGGGCCAACTGGAAACACATAGGTCTAGTAGTAGTGCCCTATTTGTTCAAAGCCGGGGCATTCAAGATCATCAGGGACAAGGCGACGGGCCAGTGGAGGTCGTTCGATCCAGCCCTTGATGCCGACCGGGAGAAGGAAGCCAAGCCTGCCCCGCCACTGATCCCTCCTCGGATGATCAAGAGCTACTCGTGGCTCCTAAAGTCTGCTGGATATCTCAACTCCTGCGAACTGATCAATGGCTGGACTATCTATTGCTTCTCCAGCGAAGGAGATCCCCCACAGGGCTTCCAGGCAAACAGGGTACACATTGATGAAGATTTGAATAACGAGCAATGGGTCCCTGAAATGCAAGCACGAATTGCAGACAGGAAGGGACTCTTTTGCTGGAGTGCTATGCCCCATTCCAAGAACGAAGCCTTGGCAGGGCTCAATGAGCGGGCCGAGCGGGCAGAAGAGACAGGCAATCAGGACATCAAACGGTTTGTCCTAAGGTTCTTGGACAACCCTCACATCGACTCCAATGAAAAGCGGAAGATGATTGAGAGGTGGGCTGCCATCGGAGACGACGTTCTCAGGCAGCGATCAGAGGGCGAGTTCACCGGGGACTCCATTCTGGTGTACCCGAGCTACAACATCTCCATCCATGGGTACGAAAGGTCCCTTTTACCCACAGGATCAGTGCCCGAAGACTGGTGCCGATATGCCGTTATTGACCCCGGCCATGCCGTAACTGCGGTTCTCTTTGCCGCTGTGCCGCCCAGCGGGGACATGGTCCTGTGCTACGACGAGCTTTACATAAGGAACTGCAACGCCCTCATATTTGCCGCTGAGTTACTTAAGAAGGTGGAAAAGCACATCTTCCACGCCTTCTTGATCGACGCCCACGGGGCCAGACTCACCGACATCGGCTCTGGCAAGTCACCCCAAGACCAGTACACCGAGCAGCTGTCGGCCCTCAGCATCCGGTCCCAAGTCACGGGATCGAGCTTCCTGCCGGGGTCAGACGACGTTCAGGCTGGGCTGCATGCCGTCCGCACGATGCTGCACATCCGCCAAGACGGTACACCTAAACTGAGGTTCCTCCGCAGTGCCATGCCCAACATGGAGCGGGAGATGAAACGGTACAAGAAGAAGTGTGCCTACATCGCGGGCACCACGATAGTCACCGACGAGCCCAACAAACGGGGCGAGTTCCATCTGGTGGACTGTCTTAGGTACCTGTGTGCCTACCAGCCCGAGTACCACCGGCCCGAGAAGAAGGTTGTCGATCCTTGGTGGGTCAAGTGGAAGCAGACAAGAGACAAGGAGAAGGGCAAGTCAGACGTTGTCTACCTAGCCCCGTCCTCATACACGGAGACCTGGGTGGCCTGAATGATGGTTGTCCCCTAGGCCCAGAGCCTTAAAGTCTGGGCTGTGCCGGATGCAATCTATCAGGAGGAAATCATGGAAAACTTTCAGATGCCGGAACTGGCCGTGGGCGACATGGTCTTGTTCTTCGACAACCCGTTCTCCCCCCTAGAGGGCTCGATGGGTTGGGTAGCCAGCAAGCCCGGGACCCAGACCATCAGCGTCTTGGTCTACGCCCAGAACACCGGTCTGGTTGAGAAGCCTTCCGTCCGTCACGCCGACGACCCGTTCTGGAAGAACAGCGAGACCGCCGCAGCATGGGGACGATGGGGTTGCTTCAGGGTTCACCCCAGCACGACCGCCATCAAGGAGATCCACGCTCTCCTGACCAAGTCAAAGATCGAAGCCGCCCGCAACAACAAAAAGGCAGAGGCTGCATAGCCTGACCAATCATGGACGAACAAGGACTCAGCACGGACGCTTCTCCGGACTCCCCGACTGGGATGGGCCTTCCGCCGCTCCCCGAAGACCAGATGTCCGCTCAGAAGATGGAGGATGCCCTTCGTGCTATCTCTACGTCCTGGCTTGACAAGATCAAGCAGTCGGAGAAGCACAAGAGGCCATTCTCCGAAGACGCCAAAGAAGCCATGAATTTCTTCGATGGCAATGGTGACTGGTTCTGGAAGGATCGAGACAGAGGAGCCCAGTTCTCCAAGATCGCCCCTCCCTCGTTCAGGATGTGCATCAACAAGGCTTTCGAGGCGGTCAAGCTGTTTGGGTCAGTGATCTATGCCCGTAACCCAGTGCGGACAGTGAACCCGAGATCGTTCCCGGTGGTCTCCCCTGTTGCGCTGGGCATTGACCCCAGTCAGCCGCCCGAGATTGATCCCATGACCGGGCAGCCGATGCCCAACCCGATGATCGACACCTTCATCCAAACTTCCGAGCAGATCGCTATGGAGGAGGAAAGAAGGAAGACCATCAGCAGTCTCGTTGAAGGCTACCTGAACTACACCCCCGTCGAGCTAAACCTCAAGGAACACTCCCGCCGGGTAGTAGACGAGGCCATCATTAAGGGTCTCGGGGTGTGGTGGACGGAACTCATGGAACTCCCCGGGGTTGAGAACAACACCTACGGGATCGTGGGTTCTTTCTATGACTCCTGCGACAACATCCAGTGGGACCCTGATGCTGACGAGCAGGAGGACATTCTCTGGTGTGCCCGCCGCTGCATTCACCCAGTGGATCAAGTGGCCCGCAAGTACGGCCTCAACAAGGAAGATCTCAGGGGCCACCTAGAGTCTTACGTCGCCCGCTCCCAAGAGCAGGACCGAGACTACAAGAACAAGAAACGCAACGGCAAAACAAACGACCTAATCGTTTATTGGAAGATCTACTCCAAGACTGGTTTCGGCCACACGCTCAAGGGTTCACCCAAAGAGTTTGCCCAGACCTTCGATGCACTGGGAGAGAACTGCTACATCGTCGTGGCCGAGGGCGTGAACTTCCCCTTGAATGCCCCCAAGGAAATAGCCATGGAGCAGCCCGACGAAGCGGGCCTCCCAGACACGCTGTTCACCCGGACCCGCTGGCCCATTCCGTTCTATGCAGACAGCAACAACGGCTGGCCCTTCGTCCCGCTCCAGTTCCACCGCAAGCCCGGCTACAGCTGGCCCATTAGCCATCTGAAACCCGGCATGGCTGAGTTGAAGTTCCTGAACTGGGCCCTGTCGTTCTTGGCGACCCGGATCATGACTTCCTGCAAGACTTTGGTGGGAGTCAACAAGGCTGCCGAGCAGGACATGAAAGACCAGCTGCTGAAGCACGAAGAGGGCGGCTTCTCCCTCATCGAGCTTTCGGAGACCTTGGGCCGGTCTGTCAACGATGTCGTGTCGGTGTTGCAGATGCCGACAGTGACTCCTGACATCTGGCAGATCGTCCAAGCCGTGTCGGATATGTTCGACAAGAGAGTGGGGTTAACCGAGCTAGTTTTTGGAATGACCAGAAACCAGTTCAGGTCCGCTGCCGAAGCCCAGGTCAAGTCCGAGCAGATTTCGGTGAGACCTGATGACATGGCGAACGCACTTGAAGACGCCATGAGTCTGTTGGCTAGACGGGAAGCCTTGGCTGCAAGGTGGTTGCTCCAGCCTCAAGACGTTGTCCCCATCCTTGGCCCTCTAGGTGCCGAGGTCTGGCAGCAGCAGATCCAGAACATGGACATCTCCCAGCTGGCCCGGGAGTTTGACTACAGGATCGAGGCTGGTTCGGCCCGCAAGCCCAACAAGGCGGGCAGGGTCGAGCAGATGCAAATGGCCCTACAGACGCTTGGGCCGGTTCTTCAGGGGCTCATACCACAAGGGGTTGTGGGTCCGTTCAACGCACTCATCACCGACTGGGCCAAATCGCTCGACATTGATCCCAAGGGCTATCTCGTTCCGGAGCCCCCGCCGCCGCCGCCCGAGCCTATGCCACCGGCTCCTCCTTCTGGTGACATGGGTACCGCACCCGGGCCCAGCGGCGGCGGGGAGCCTCCTTCACCCCCTGATGCAGTACCACCGGAGATGATGCCGTGAAGCTCCCCTTTGAGATTGGACGAGCCAGTCAGGAAGTCCAGAAGCACTACATAAAGATGATCAACGCTGGGCAGACTGAGAAGTGGGCTGAGATGTGTGCGTTGCAGCAGGCCCCCGGGACAAAGGGCCTGGATCGTGGCTTCTTTGAGGGCAGGCAAGATGGCAACTGGCTGGACAACCTCCCCAAGCGGCAGGCCAAGTGGATGCTCAAGGCAGCCAAGGACTCGGGGGTCAATGTCTCGGGAAAGTATTACGTCGGCGGGATCGCTGACAAAAGGGGTGCATCTGACCCAGAGGCATGGGTGTCCTCTCTGGACGACATCAAGCGTGTTGCCAAGAAGCGGAACATAAACCTTAGTGGTGCAGTTGAGTACCAAGGGATGGAAGAAGCCCCTTTAAGCCGAGGCCTTAATCCTAAGATCGCCCGGGAACTTGCCAAGAAAGAGATCTCCCGGGAGCCCAAGCTCTCCATGCGGGATGCCTTGGAGCGGGTGAACAAAAAGCACGTTCCCCACTGGAAAGCCAAGAAGTCCTAGCTCATGTCCCGCCAGGGTGTTTCTCGGACATAAAAGGGTTAGCAGGACCCTTTTGTCGGGACTGACTGGCGAAGGTGATGAGCTATGGGCTGCAACTGCACTACGTCCTGCCCCGACTACAAGCGCATCCAATTCCGGCGTGACACTGCTGCGAACTGGACCAGCAGGAACCCTCCACTTGCAGAGGGTGAGTTCGGCTACGAGACCGACACTGGCAAAGCCAAGATCGGCACCGGGAAGCACTACTGGAAAGACCTGCCGTACTGGCCCGAGGTCGGGGATGGCGGCGACTCCGACTCCTGTGCCCACATTGTCTCCGAGGTCGAGCCGCCACC